TGCCGGTCTCGTGGTACAGCAAAGCTCCGGCGTTTGCGGTTTCAACATCCGTAATAAATGTAGCCATTGGCTGTTCGCGCAACGGGCTGTCAAGCCAGTATGTGCGCTCCATAGTGCCGTAATACCATGTTTGCTCAAGGTAGTTGAACACAACATACTTGTCGACAGTATTTGAGTTTGCTGAACAGTAGAACCACCAAATCTCGTTGTAGCCTTCGTTGGTGCCCGAAAAGAACTGGTATGACTGCACCATGTTAATGTCGTCATAAACATACTGACGCAAAGCGCAGGGAAGTGTCTCCACACGACCTGAGTACATGTAGAACTTGTCTGCGCCCATCCAGTAGGTAATGTTGTTTGCCACAGACACCACATTAGGGCCGGCAATTGAAATGTTGTCGCCCATGATTTGGAAACCCCAAACATAAGGGGGGCCGAGGTACTGCATGGAGTACACGGCGGCGTCAGTCCAAACCAAAATCTCTTGACGAGTTTGCTGCGCGGCAACGATCTCGGAACCACGGCTCAAGCGATAGTCACCCGCTTGGTTGGTAACCGCTGGCGTCCATGTGTAGAACTCTTCTTGCTGCGACCAACGAATCTGCAAAGGGTCTTGCGCGGTGGTGGCGTACACGCCGGTAGGGTCGTTGGTGCCAAAGCAAATAACAAAACGCGACGCATCAGACACCATGACAATATTAGCCACAGACGGCGTGGTGCTGTCGTATGTAATCGACCCTGATCCGGGAATAAAATCGCCGGCTTTAATAATAGTGCCGCGATCAAACACGGTTGGGTTTGCGTTTACCGCCCAATAGTACAAAGCGCCACCACGGGGGTTGAAAATCAAATCTTCACCGTAGTTTGACTGGCTCCACAAACGTAGTTGCTGTCCAACACCGCCTGTTGTTGCCGCCTCACCCCACCCGGTACTAGAGCCCCCAACGTTACTACCGCCCCAACCGCCCGCACCCCAACCAGAAGCTACGGTGTAAACAACCAAACCTGTTGTAATTTGATATGCAAAAGTTGCAGTGCCTGTTGGCCCTGCGTTGCTAGTAGCAGAGGATGTGGCGACAAAACTATACTGACTCGTACTGATGTACGTGATCTGATGTTCACCAGCAATAGCTGATGCAGGCATACCGCCAATAGCACCACCAACATAAGTGACAGTCACAAAATCGCCTGTCTGCGCACCGTGCCCACTGTCAGTAACCGTTACTATGTTTGAACCGCTAGAGACTGCAAAAGCGTTTGTTACAGCTGTGGCTGTTTCACGGATAGGGGTAACGTCAAAAAACTGACCCCCCGGGCCGTTCTGAATATAAAACTTCAGGTTTGTGCCAAGCCCCAGCAGGTTATTACCCGCCAAAGTAACCCAATTCCACATTGAACGACACACTCCCCAGTACGAACCAGAAGGTGGTTGTAGCGTAGCCTGCGCGGTGCCAGTATCTTGTGCCCATCCGCCTAGCTTCTCAGGGTACCCGGAACGGAAGCGAATTTTGTCGCAGTCGTACCAGCCGCCCTCGTTTGCAAGGGTTGTGCTTTCACGGTTGACACCGGGACGGAACTGAAGTTTTTTGAGCGGCATGCTGGTATTTTCCTACTTAGGCGCGGCACTGTCCATAGCACGCATCGTACAACGCTTGACGCGCCTCGAGGCCAATATACCCGCCGTTGATTTTCTTGGTCATGCCTTTGATGTCGTTGGCGTCTGCGAAAGGTGAAAGATTATTCGACTTCCAAAACCATCCAGCACTTCTTGCGGCATAAATAGGTTCAAGCAGCAAATCAGGATTGCCCACAAGATCAACGCCCAATGCTTGCCCACACTTTTCATAATTAAATTTCCCAGTCAATTGTTTCAGACCTCTGCCGCGATACTTCCACCCTTCACCAGACTCGGCGGGTCCGTTGCCCATACGACCGCTGTAAACCAAGTTAGCGATAAGCTCCGGCTTACCGGCTATGCTGTTTGCCACAGCAGTAGGCACTAACTTACCATTCTCTCGGATTGGTTTTTTGTCAGCACCAAGTACAGCGAAGCGGTTGGGCCAGCACGCAGCCAGCGTAGCTGCGCGGTAGTTGAGGTTTTCGGTCAGCATGGTATAGCCACCAGACTCGTGGCTAGTCTGCGCCAAGAACGCGGCAATGCGTTGCGGCGTATTGATCTCGAACTCGACGCATGTCTCGATAACAGCATCCAACCACTTGGCTGGGTCTTTTACCTTGGCGGCAACAAGCAGGGGGCTATCAGGCTTCATTTGTCACCTGCCATTTCTTTTTGCTTCTTGTCCACATCCTCTTGTGCCTTATTGCTCGAGCCGTAGAAGAAGCGGATGAGTGAGTTGACCGCAGTACCGATCAGAAAACCCAAGATGATGTTGATGAAGTCGCGGTTGCGGTTCTCGATGGGCATGAACGACACCAAGAAGAAATACAGGAACGACACGCTTGTGATAAACCAAGCGTACATCTGGCTGAACTTACGGGTTCCCTCGTCGGACATATACATGTCGGTGGCACGCTGTGTTGACTTCTCATCCAGCTGCGCCATGAACTCGCTGTGGCGATTGGCTTCTTCTTGCAGCTTGGCGTTGTACTCTGGCGTGGCTTCGCCTTCGGGCTTTAACTCCATGCCCAGCTTTTGCTGAACGGCGTCAACGCCTTTTTCGATCACTTGGTCAGCGACTTTGTGCATGCCATTGTTAATGAGGTTGGCTACGATGCCTGCAACGATTGGTAACATTTATTCATCCTTCAAAAGTTTTTGTTTCTTCTCTTTTTCTTCCGCCCGAAGGCAGATGGCCTCTGTCTGCTTTAACTTCTTGTCCATATACACAAGCCCCATCCATGTGGCAAAGTTCAAAAAGATCAGCAACGTAACAATTGCAACCCACCAGTAGAACTCCTTCATAGAAGAGAAAACAGTGCCGTCATCCACAGGGCGGCCATTCCCACCACCACTGCGTACCCCAGCTTTGCCACCAGAAGTTGTTGTTGGTACTCGCGTTGCCATCTTGCGTCAATCTCTTGCTTGCGTTTCAGCGCTCTGTCGAACTCACGCTCTTCCAGAATCTGGTCGTACATCTTCAAAAACCGTGTGTAGATCGACTGCAACCCGATGTCCTTGGGTGTGTAGATCATAGTTTCTCGAATCTGAACTGTCATCTGTTCAAGCTGCATTTCGATCTGAATCCTGTCTAGCGCGGCACCTTCGATGTCGGTTGTGGTTTTGGATTCTTCTTCAAGGTCGTGACAGTATTCTTGCAACTGTCTGCGTATCTCAAAGAAGGTCTTGAGCTGTTCGCAAATTTGGTGGATGGCTTGGGTCTGGTACTCCTCGTAACTCAGTTGCTCAACGGGCTTTGGTTTGTAGTTGACTGCGCGTGATGGTTTTACCTTATCCGGTTGAGCCGCAACATTACTTTTAGGCTTTGACGGTTTAGCACCGAATAGGCCGGTAATCCAGTCCCATAAACCGATGATCTCTGAGTAAATCGCTTTACCGTCAGATACGGCTTTTTCAATTGCTGCTTTCGTCTTTGTAATCTCAGCCTTACCTTGAGACAACATCTCACACCCACTGCGGATTGCCGCAACGGTAGCTTGCGCTGCCATGAGTAGGCTGAAAGGGTCCACATCACAATGGCTTTGCTATACCCAGCTCAAATGGGTTTTTTATACCTGCGGGGATCATGCTTGGGTCGAGCACGTCCTCTTCACGTTCACCGGTGCGCAGTGCGTGGATGCAAGAGGCAATGGTGTCATCTTCTAAGGCAGTAATAAAGTGACTCTTACCCTTGGCGATAAAAATCAGGTGAGGCGCTTTGAATATAGTTTTCTGCCCTTCAACGTCAACCTCTACACTGCCTTTTGAAAGAAGCGTGATGTGGTCAAAGTTGTGCTCGTGCCCTTCATTCGCGTCGCCAGCTTTCTCAAAATGCATCTGACGCACCCAAAGGTTTGATACGCACACCATTGTGCTAACAGGCGCTTTCATTGTCAGTCTCCTAAGCGGGTTACACCGAGTGGGGCAGCGTTGAGCATACTCTGAACATTTTCATACTTTAGCTGCGATCTCATCGAAGCGATTTGCGCTTCATGGTCCATAAATGTGATGATCTGTAAAGAGTCCAAGAATTCTTGTTTGATCTCACCAATACGCGTCTTTGCGACATCCATTGACTCAACACGTTCGTGCTGTCCGGTAAGCGTGTTAAACACACAGTACACACCTGCTTCTACGGCACTGTTAATGTCAACCGGCACCCACGTGGTGTTTGGACCGTCAACAATTTCTTTAACCACCGTGAAGCGATGTTGTTCTTGCGTAAGCACTTCCTCGCGGATTTCTTCGGCTTTAGCATTTGCTAAAACTTCGTCTTCAAACTCAAAGCTTTCTCCCGTGATTGGGTTTACAACGGCAAAAAATGGATTCACGACGGTAAACATTAAGATACGCTCCCATACACTCTAGTTGTGTTGCCAGATACCCAAGTCACCGAACGGCCATTCAACGCAACGGCTCTTCCGCCAGCCCCACCAACGCCAGCACCTGTTGCTCCACCGGATGCTCCCCATCCGCCACCGCCGCCAGCGTCAAATGCGCCACTAGCACTGCCCGCAGCATTTGCGCTACCTCCTGCACCACCAACAGACGCATTACCGCCGCCCCCGCCGCCGCCTGAACCGCCACCGCGACCCCCATTAACACCACTACCACCTGCACCGCCTGTGCCCGGCAAAACTCGTCCGCCGCCACCTCCGCCGCCAATGTATCCGGGCCCTTTTACGTTGACTGCGTTTCCATTAACGCCAGCGCTGCCAATGCCACCCCCTGCGCCACCAGTGCCGCCCCCAGAAGTACCATTGCCACCTGCGCCGCCACCTGCGCCACCACCACCACCGCCATTACGAGAAGCACCGCCACCACCGCCGCCAGCGATATATGCAGCGGCGTTTGTGTTGTTGACAGTAGTGTTGAATCCGAGGCTCAGGGCGATGCCGCCAGCGTTACCATTACCAGCAGCGCCAGTACCAGTGCGACCAGCGCCACCCATACCAAGGATGAATCCGTTGTTCACCAGCGTAATTGTGTCGCCAGTTGTCCCACCAGTTAAGGTCAAGCCGGGGGTTCCAGTGCTAGTTGAGTACAAGTAAACGCCGCTGTTCACCGTGATTGTTATGTCAGATATGCCAGCAACATAGTTCGGTAGCGCGGCAACGTTTACAGAGGCGTTAGCAGTGCTTGACGCAAAGGTAGAGCTTACCGTTCGCCGGTTTGCTTTGCCGTATAACGAATTCATGCTCCATGATGTACCGCTACCGCCCACACCAGCCAAAGTGCGTACTGCGGCATCATTCATAGAGATTGTTGAAGTTAAACCCAGCCCAAGTTCGGCTGCAACGCTAACTGGGGTTGTTGTACCCCCCATATTCAGGGGGCCAGAAGAGGGCATTACCATAAATTACTCCTTATGGTGCGTCGTATGCTGTCACGTTTGCAAGCGCGACAAAATTACCAGACGAGTCAAGTGACGCTATGTTGGTGCCTTGATACTTAAAATACAGTTTACCGCCTGACTCTACAACACTGAAGTTTGTTGTGGTCAGTTGTTGCGCCGCACCTGCAGTCAGCGAAGCGGCTGTACCTGATACGTTTGTCATGGTGCCAGAAGAGGGTGTGCCCAACGCGCCGCCGTTCACAACAGGCGCACCCGCAGAGCCTACGTTTACAGCCAAGGCAGTGGCCACACCTGTACCCAAACCAGAAACACCAGTGGAGATTGGTAAGCCGGTACAGCTAGTCAGTGTGCCCGAGGCTGGAGTACCCAAAGCTGGAGTAACCAATGTTGGGCTGTCTGCAAACACCAGAGCCCCCGTTCCCGTTTCACCGGTAACTGCGGCAGCCAAGTTGACACTTGATGGTGTGGCCAAAAATGTAGCCACGCCTGTACCAAGACCGGAGATGCCTGTAGCTACAGGTAGGCCAGTAGCGTTTGTAAGCGTGGCCGAGGCGGGAGTACCCAAAGCTGGGGTCACCAATGTGGGGCTTGTTGCAAATACTAATGCGCCTGAGCCTGTTTCACCGGTAACCGCAGCGGCTAAGTTTGCGCTCGATGGTGTGGCCAAAAATGTTGCTACACCAGAACCTAAACCAGAAATACCTGTACCGACAGGCAGACCCGTGCAGTTTGTCAGCGTACCTGAAGCAGGTGTGCCAAGCACGGGAGCCGTCATCGTTGGGCTGGCCAACGTGGGGGAGATAAGGTGGGTGTTTTGCTGGCTGAAGTTTGTACCATCACTCCACACGGTCATGGTTTTACCAGCAGGTATGGCTACGCCCGTACCAGCAGCGGTTGTATTGCCGATAACGGTTGAGTTGTAGATCGTGGCGGTGTAGAGTGACGCGTTGTAGATGGTGTACTGCTTAGATGCAGGGGGCGCGTACACAGCAAAGTTTGCACCGGTAGAAGTTGTCAAGGCAATCGAAGCATGTACCGATTGGTTGTCGGCTGCCACAGAAGTCGCCCCGTTGAGGTATGTGAGCGCTTGGTTGGCTGACGATACTGCTACAGAAACGTAACCTGCGATGGCCTGTTCAAGAACATAAGCCATGTTGTTATTTGTGGTCGCGCCCCACACACCGGCTTGGTCGCCGGTACCGATGAGTTCGATGCGTAAATCTGGTGAGTAGGTCGAAGACATGTTGTGTCCTTATCTAAATCTTGGGCCGTTGAGCCACATAGTTGCGGTGGCGCGAAGCCCTGCGGTGACCGGGGTAACACGGTGTTCAATGATGGACGGGAATGCAATCACAGAACCTTTTACCAGTGGAGCAGTGTACTCTGAGTACAGGCGTAGCTGCAACTCCCCGGCCTCAAACTCTGAGGGGTCTGACATGAGACACACCACGCTGACTTTGCGGTCTACAGGCAACCCCGATAAAGGGAAAGTGTCTACATGCCAACCGTAGTGTTGGTCAACACCGTAATGCGCAAACTGCACCGCTTCGTGATCGGTGATGTCGTAGTCCCACTTGCACTCTTTATTTGCTTTGAGGCCGTAGCCGCGCAGGAGGTTACCAAACCAATGATCCGGCTGTGCAAAACGCACGGTAGTGTTACGGTTCAGGTGAGACAACTCTTCGCCGTTTGCACCCATCGTAGCGTCGCGTGGTGGGAGCGCCATGTACTCAGCCGTAGCTAAGTCACACACCTCGATAGGTAGCTGGCCCATGTACCAAAGTGGTAGGTGATTCATTAAAGTCCTGCTTTCTTCAAACGGGCTTCTAACTCAACCACGCGCATAGCAAGTTCAATAGCCGAGACCATAGCCGCAGAACCGTAATTCACTGACAAGCGCCCTTCTGCGTCAGTAAATATAGAGTTTGGCAGCAAAGACCGCAATGACTGGGCCGATACGCCGTCTTGTGTGAGTTCTTCATCTGTACGGTCATAGGTTCCATGTTTGACACCGGCTAAATGTTCAACAAAATCAGCCGCGTACGGACGCCAATTTGTTTTGTACCGCTCATCTGAGTAGGCAGTTACGTTTCCAGCCATTGTCAGGTTGCCAGACATATCCATCTGCAAGCGGTTTGCAGATGCCGACCAGCCACCGATACGGAACACGTTGTCCGAATCGAGGCCCATGTTGATGGCATAGGCGCCACCACGATGGAACGACATGATTGCGCCACCGCTTGACGAGTAAGCCTGCAACGGAGGGCTGCTGCCAGTACCCGTGTTTTGGTTGGACTGGAAGTAGTTTGCGCCTGTCCACGTGTTTGTGGTGCCAAGAATACTTGCGCCAGACGGGCCGGGAGGGCCAGCGGGGCCCGTAGGGCCCGTAGCACCAG